ATGAAAGTTGAAATCACGATCGACCGTAAGAAAAAATTGCCTGATGGAGCTGAGCCTGCTTTAGAGGCTGAGTTGCTGCGACGATTAAATCAAAAATATGACAACTGCAAATTGACGATCCGCCGTACAGGGGCTGATGGGCTCAGTGTGTTCGGTGGCATGGCCGGCGATAAAGAAACTATCGAAGAGATCCTCCAGGAGACGTGGGAAAGCGCTGACGACTGGTTTTACTAATTCACCTTTTTTGGTGGCTGGCATTTTGCAAAGTATCGCAGTAAGCGTGTCCCTTTGATGCTGTCGCCGGACTTAATTTTTGCGTCTGTATGTCGCTCAGGGGGTAATGTGAGTGATGGTATTGAGGTTCCTGCTGATCATTCCTGGTACGACGTTGTTAGGAGATCAGACGGTGCCATTATTTGTAGCTTCCCGGCCGAAGGAAGGCATCTGGTTTACAGGGTTAATGGCATAATTTCGATGCGCCCATTATTGCCAGATGAAGAGATTTTTACGCTGAATGGATTTATGAAGTTTGCTCAACGACTTGGCTACCGAGTTTTGCCACCTTCTGATAATATGAAATCAACGGCCTGAACAACCGTTAACCTACTGCGCCACCGGAGATAACGATGGCGCAGCAATTACACCTAATAAAGCAGTCTCAAGGCATACTGATCCCTGCCACGCAGGAGACCAGCGATTTTCTTCAATCAAAATGCAAGCTCGGCGCCGTCCTGGAAGCCGACTACAAACTCGTCCGCAATCCGGCTTTTCATCGCCGTTACTTTGCTTTACTCAATCTCGGATTCGAATACTGGGAGCCTACCGGCGGGGCGATCTCATCCAATGAACGCCGACTGGTGACCGGGTATGCAAAATACCTGGCAGCGTATGGCGGCAATGAATCAGCGTTACTCGATGCCGCCGAGCAATACCTCGACCGGATAGCAGAGAAACGCGCAGGCAGCATCAGCATCTGTAAATCCTTTGATGCCTATCGTGCATGGGTAATCGTAGAAGCTGGCCACTATGACGCCATCCAGCTGCCGGACGGCACGCTGAAAAAACAACCCCGCAGCATTTCATTTTCCAGCATGGATGAATGCGAATTCCAGGAGTTATACAAGGCATCGCTCGATGTTCTCTGGCGCTGGATCCTCTCTCGCTCGTTCAACAGCCTGCAGGAAGCTGAGAACGCCGCCAACCAGCTCTTAAGCTTCGCGGGGTGATGCCGATGAAACACTCATGGTTTCACCATCTCGAATGCACAACGCCACAAGCCGACGAATTGGTAGCGAGATATCGTCAGCGGGGCGTAAAGGTCGAACGAAGCTTAAACCCTGACTTTAAGACATGGACCGTCAGCGCGCAGCTGGTGGAGGACAAAAATCCTCCGCGGCCAGACTCCCGCTGGCGAAACCGGATGTGGGGGTGATTATGGCTAACCTTCGCAAAGCGGCGTGTGGACGCAAATGCACCGTCCGAATCCCCGGTTACTGCAACGGCAACCCGGAAACCAGCGTGCTGGCACATTACCGGCTGGCTGGCACCTGCGGCACCGGCTGCAAACCCGATGATACCCAGGCGGCGATCGCCTGCAGTAACTGCCACGACTTGATAGACGGTAGAAAGAAAACCACCGATTACACCCATGATGAATTGCGCTTGATGCACGCGGAGGGAGTAATGCGCACTCTGGAAATCTGGCGGAAAGAGGGGCTAGTCAAATCATGAAAATCTACGATATCACCCCCATGGGCAAGCCCCGAATGACACGAGCAGATAAGTGGAAACAGCGCCCGGCAGTTATGCGTTACCGGGCGTTTTGCGATGAAGCCCGTCTGCGAAAAATTCAGCTACCGGTTTCCGGTGCCCACGTTACGTTCGTTTTGCCCATGCCGCAAAGCTGGAGCCAGAAAAAGAAAGACCAGCACGCCGGTCAACCACATCAGTCAAAGCCTGACTGCGACAACATGCTGAAAGCCCTGATGGATGCTCTCTATGATGATGATTCGCACATCTGGGATTGCCGTATCACCAAAATATGGGGAGAGAAGGGGCAAATCATCATTGAGGAGTACGCGGGATGACCAGAGAAGAGATTGTCAGATACCAGGAAGAAAGCGTTAAGCGCGCCAGCATGACGCCAGTAGCAAAGCACAGCCAGACCAAAGCTAATCAGCCAAAGAATTTCGTTCGCATCTATCAGACCCTGGGAGAGACAGCATGAACCTCGAATCTATCGCTAAATACTTCGCGCCTAAATCACCAATGCTGAGCGACTCCCCACGAGCTACAGCATCTGATGCTCTTACCGGAACAGACATTATGGCCGCCCTTGGCCTGGTTAATGCTAAGTGCGGTTTCGGCTTCGATCTCTACCTGGCGAAGATCGGAGTAAGCGCACCTGACCGAGCAATGGAGCTCCTCTATGAATCAGCAGAGAGACTATCAAAACGCTTTAACGTTGTTTCAGACCTCAGCGGCGATCGTCGCAAAAGAGTTATCGAAATTTTATGCACTTTTGCATACCAGGATTACTCGCGCAGTGCAGCCAGTACGCGGGTGTGCGAATGCTGTAGCGGCGCCGGGTTTGTGGAGTCTCAGGTATTCACGAATAAAATCACATACCCATGGGGTAAGGCACCATACTGGGCGAAGATGTCCCGCGCTGTTCGCCCGAGCGACTGGGAGAGCTGGAACAGCGTACGTGAAACGGTCAAGGTTAAATGCACTCCCTGTAACGGAAAGGGTGTTGTCAGCAATTCGTGCCGCTGTCATGGGAAGGGTAAGGTGCTGGATAAACTGGAAAGCGAGCGCCAGGGCGTCCCGGTGATGAAGGCGTGCGATCGCTGCGGTGGTCGCGGGTATGCAAGACTGAAATTTTCTACTGTCCTGGAAGGCGTGAGAACCGTCGCTGATATCAAAAAGACCTCGGCTTATGAGCAACTTCAGCCTTTCTTCGAAGCACTGGTAGCGGAATGCCACAAACATGAGGCTTACGCTGATGTTGTTCTATCAAAAGTCACAAAATGAGAAATATTTCCCAGTAAATGTAATTTTGTAGAATAAAACAGTTGCAATGTTCGGAAAAACTGGCTAGATTTCTCTCTAACGCTGGGAATCCGTTCAGTCGTTTCGAAGCGAAAAAATTCAAAGCCCGAGGTTAACGCCTTGGGCTTTTTGCTTTCCGGCGACACGACAGGGGTATTCGCGAGATGCATTGCATCAGTACCCCTGTCACATCGTCGTAGAGCATTGAAACGAGTTTCATCAGATGTTAAATTTTTGGTGTGGTGAATCCCCCTATGCGGAGGGGCATTGCCAGTCTGATATGTTTTTTTGCGCATTGCGAGTCGTCTGTGGACTGGCGGCGACTTACCGGGAGGCACCCGGCACCACACTCCATGTTTTTCTTGTTTTACGTACTATACTTTTTGTGTGGTTGCACCGTTTCGCTAAATCCTGAAATAACGTGCATAAGACGTTGTGGCAGAGCTGGCGGTGTAACCTCCACTGAACAAACTACCATTTTGCCCACTTCGACGAGTGGGCTTTTTTTGCTCAGACATTTAAAGGCCGCGCATTTGTTCGGCCTTTTCTATTTGTGCCGCCAGAACGTCACTCACTCAGTGTGTTGTCGTAAATCCATCTGGTGGCCATTCCCTATACAGGGCTCACCGGCGACGGCTCATAACCACCCGTCGGGCGCTTGCGCAGAGCCCGCCCACTTCTTTCACGCACAGCACCCGCAAACAAAGCGAGGTGAGAGTATGCATCGCATGGAAAAAATAACCACTGGTGCAGCCTATGGCGCTTCAGCCGGGAGCATCTTAAACGGCATGTTAAATGCTTACAGCCCCGAGCAGTGGAACGCTATCGGTGTACTGGTGGGCATTATCATTGCCGTCCTGACATACCTGACGAATCTTTATTTCAAAATCCGCGAAGACAACCGGCGCAACAGGAGTCGAGATGAATCCGACGCTCAGGAATAAACTGATTGGCGCAATTGCTGGTGGTTCCGGTGCCATCGCAATCGCTTCTGTGATGTTGGGTAATGCTGATGGCCTGGAAGGGCGACGCTATTACGCATACCAGGACGTCGTTGATGTATGGACTGTATGTGATGGTCACACTGGTTCCGATATTCGCCGAGGTCATCGGTACACCGACAAAGAATGTGATGCTCTGCTGCATTCAGATCTGCGCAAGGTGGCAACGGCCATTGATCCGCTGATTAAGGTAAAGATCCCCGACACCACCCGGGCGGCGCTTTACTCATTCACCTATAACGTGGGCGCTGGCGCATTCAGCAAATCCACGCTGCTGAAAAAACTGAATTCGGGAGATGTGCCTGGTGCCTGCAAGGAATTGCAGCGCTGGACATATGCCGGCGGTAAGCAGTGGAAGGGTTTAATCAGCCGTCGTGAGATTGAGCGCGAAGTCTGCGAGTGGGGCCAGAAATGAGCCGATTAACTGCCATTATCAGCGCAGTGGTTATCCTGCTGCTTTCCTGCATTTTCTCATGGCGTTCTGGCTGGAATTCTCACGCTGACCATATCAACGCCCTGGCGGCGAAGAAAAAAGAGAAAGCCGAAAAGGTTATCCAGCCAGTTGAGCAAAAGGCCGCTGCCGCTACAGAAGAGGGCAAGGTCATCTACCGAACCATAACCCGCGACGTGGTGAAATATGTCCAGTCTCCGAATCGTACTGTGTGCCGGTTTGACGATGATGCTGTGCAGTTGCGCCAGCGAGCTATCGACGCTGCCAACGCCATCCCCGGATTTGATGACGGCGCCGTGCAAAGCAAGTGACGCAGGGAAAGATAGCGACGAAGACCTGCAGTCAGACGTCGAAACCGCTCAATGCCTGCGCCAACTGCGGTTAGATAAATACCGTTGGCAGGCCTACTACCGTGCAGTGAGTCAGTAGCAGGACTACATCCGCACGCAGTGCCTCAAATAAAAAAGCGAGGCCACGCCTCGCTTAGATTACTCACCCAACTTTGCGGTAAGGGTAGCCAGCTTTTTTGATGTGGGCATCAAAATACTGGCCTTTTGACGACGCATTCATTAGTGCTGTGTACACGGTAGATGGAACCCTAGAGTATTGATAAATGCCACCGCTATGGAATGCGATTTCCAGAGTTGAAGTGGCGTGGTCGTAACCAACTGAATGGAGATTTGAAGATGAAACAGGTTGACGATTAAAAACGGTTTCCTCGTTTGAGTGGGAAGAGTCCCGAGGAAATCGTAGAACTATTCAAAAGCTACAACTTTGTCGACGATCATGGTCACCTGCTGCATATGTGCCAGGACTTTAAAGATTTGGTTGAGCTGGCTAGCGAGTCCTGACGGCATTACAGGAGCCATTCAACGAGTGGCTTCGATAATGTCAAGGCGAGGACCAAATTATGACAAAATCAAACAACTGGCTCCCTGCTGCAGTACGTCAGGGAGCTGTATCAAAACTAGGTTAGATCGGTAACCTCAAAAGTGCATTCTAAGGCTGGTTATTATCAGTAATTCGTGATGCATCGCTTTGAGCAAGCATTTCCTGAGCTTGAGAGCTAAAGCCTTTAAATTTGATAACTCGCTTAGTAATTCTGCGACCGCTACCGTGGGCCCCCAAAGAGAAACCATCACCTTCTTCCTGTTTTAAGCCCACACCACCCTTGCCAGACGTATCATAGAATTCTTCAATTTCTACTTCTTCAGCAATAAGTATTCTTCTTGCTATTGAAAGTTCTTGCTCAACTTTAGCTTGCTCCTGAAGCACTGAAGATTGAATATTTGCCTTCGTTGCATCTTCATTCAATTCTTCAGCAGAAACATCGCTGTTTGTCGCTGAGGAGCTAAATGCTTCCATTGTTTTTCTCACAGCCAGTTCAATGAGATATCCCGTCGGATTCCAGATTGGAGAAGTAAGCACTATGACTCCTTTTTTTTGCTTAGGTATGTAGTGAAGTTAACGACATGCTGTCCAGATACTTTAGATAAAAGCGAAAACTTATGGCACTCAACGCAAAACAGGATTTGTTCTGTCGCGAGTACCTCATCGATTTAAACGCCACGCAAGCGGCCATTCGGGCGGGGTACAGCGCTAAAACTGCAAACCGTATCGCCGCCAAATTGTTGTCAAAAGTTGACATCCAATACAGAATCGCTGAACTAAAAGCGAAGCGCAACGAAGATGTGGGCATTGATGCTGATTATGTGCTGCGGCGCTTGGTGGAAATCGACCAGATGGACGTTCTGGACATTCTGAATGATGACGGCAGCTTGAAAGCAATCAGCCTTTGGCCGAAAGCTTGGCGAACGTCGCTCACAGGTCTGGACATCAGCACCACCATTCAGAACTTCGACGAGGAGACGGCGGAAACCATCCTCAAAAAGGTGAAGTGGCCGGATAAGGTCAAGAACCTGGAGTTGCTCGGCAAGCACATCAAGGTGCAGGCCTTCAAAGAGCAGGTGGAACAGAAGGTCACAGCTACCCACAGCATTATGCCGGTTCCGACCTGTGACAACGTGGATGAATGGGAAGCTGCGGCGCAGAAGCAACAGAGCGGGGTTCTTGGTGGATGAATTACAAAGCAGTATGGAAGCCTCTACCTGGCTCGCAATCGCTCTCACTTAGCTGTCCATGTAATGAGATCCTCTACGAGGGAACGCGCGGCCCCGGAAAAACAGCGGCGCAGTTGGCTCGCTTTCGCCGGCTGGTAGGTCTGGGCTATGGCTCGTTCTGGCGTGGCGTAATATTCGATACCGAGTATAAAAATCTCACCGATATCATCACGCAGTCGAAGCGCATGTATCGCCTGTTCAACGATGGCGCTCGATATCTGGCGTCAGCCTCAGAATTGCGTTGGGTATGGCCGACTGGTGAAGAGCTTCTCTTCAGGTTCGGGAAAGAAGAGAGCGACTACTGGGACTATCACGGGCAGGAATTCCCGTTCATCGGCTTCAACGAACTGACAAAGCAGCAGTCTGCCGAGTTCTACGAAATGATGTTCTCCTGCCGGCGCTCATCGTTCAGGCCTGAGAATTACCCGCTTGCTAACGGCTCTCTGCTTAGGCCGATCCCGCTTGAAACGTTTAGCACGACTAACCCCTTTGGTATCGGGCATACGTGGGTAAAGAAACGCTTCATAGAGCCGGCTCCTCGCGGCACCATCATCCGCGAAACACAGCGGGTCTTTAACCCGCAGACGGAGAAAGAAGAGGATGTGACGCTTACACGCGTTGCTATCCACGGTTCGTTCAAAGAAAACCCGTATCTCGATCCTCAGTACATCGCAACGCTGATGGCCATCAAAGACCCGAACCGGCGTAAAGCGTGGGTAGAAGGCTCCTGGGACGTCACCAGTGGCGGCCGCTTTGACCATCTGTGGAATGAAGCGCTCCACGTCATTAAACCGTTCCGCATACCTGATAGCTGGACAGTTGACCGCTCCCATGACTGGGGCGAGTCGAAGCCATTCTCTAATCTCTGGTGGGCACGCACGGATGGCACTGCCGCGACGTTACCGGATGGGCGTCAGTTTTGCCCGCCCGCTGGCTCGCTGATTCTGATTGGCGAGTGGTATGGCTGTCCGCCTGATGAGCTGAATAAAGGTCTGAATATGTCATCCACCAACGTCGCTAAAGGTGTTGCGTGGATTGATAAGCGACTAACGGGCCAGGAGGTTGACGAACCGGATGAGATAAAACTCGATGGTGTCACTCAGGGGCAACTCAACATTATGCCTAGCATCTGCAAAAAGGTTATTTCCGGCCCGGCTGATAGCGCGATTTACAACACCGGCGACGATGAACTTTCAATCGCTCAGAAAATGGAAGCGCAGGGAGCTAAATGGGTTGAGGCTAACAAAAAGCCCGGCTCTCGCGTTAATGGCGCCGCATTGTTCGCCGATATGCTTGAGGCGGTTATCGAAGGCAAAAAACTGGAATCCGGGACACCAGAAAAACCCGCGTTTTATGTGTTTGATTACTGCCGTGGCTGGATAAGCCGCATCCCGGTACTTGTCAGAGACAGCAAAAATCCTGATGACGTGGACACGCAGCAGGAAGATCACGACTGGGACGCCACGCGTTACGCCGTATTGCATTCACCGCCGAAAAAAGTCGGCAAAGTCACCCAACTGCGGATGTAAAACCATGCCTGATATTTCAACACCCAACCTCGACTATAACGACATGGTTGAGGCGTGGGATATTAACGATGCGTTGATGGGCGGCACGCTCGAAATGCGTCGCCAGGGTACGACGTATCTCCCCAAGTGGCCTAACGAGGATCCCGACAGCTATAAAGAGCGTATAGCAACAGCAACGCTTCTCCCGGCCTATGAAGAAGCCATTAAACAGAATATTGGGCGGGTATTTGCTGAGCCGGCGGTTCTGAGTGAAGACACGCCTGAAACAATACAGGAGTTGGCGCCTGATATTGATATGGAAGGAAACCGGATCGATGTATGGGCGCAGCAATTTTTTAGCATCGGATTCCAGTACGGTCTGGCGCATGCGCTGGTGGATTTCCCGAAAGTTGACCCGGAGACGGTAAAAACCAAAGCCGACGAAAAAGCCGCGGGATCCCGCCCGTATGCCACGATGCTCAATCCCCGTCAGGTTATCGGCTGGAAGTCGAAAGTGGTCAAAGGGAAGGTGGTTCTGACCGACCTGCGCATCAAAGAGGTGATCGTTGTCGATGGCGCTGATTACGGGCAGACAAAGGTCGAACAAATTCGCCATATCATGCCCCGCAAAGTCGAAATTTATCGCCGTAACAAGGGTGATAATGGTGAAAGCCAGTGGCAACTTCACGACGAGTGGGAAACCAGCCGTGATGATATTCCTCTGGTGACGCTCTACACGAAGCGCACCGGATTTATGCGCGGCTCTCCGCCGCTGCTGAATCTGGCGTTGCTGAATATCAAGCACTGGCAGAGTCAGAGCGAGCAGGACAACATCCTGCATGTTGCGCGTGTGCCGCTGCTGTCGGTATTTGGACTGGAGGATGGTCAGGAACTCACCATCGGCTCATCTGTAGCAACTAAGTTTTCAGATCGTTCAAAACAAGGAATGGAGTATACCGAGCATACCGGGACAGCTATCAACGCTGGAAAAATATCGCTGGAAGACCTGGAAAACCAGATGCGCCAGGCCGGAGCAAAATTGCTGCGCGCTGAAAATACGTCGACCAAATCTGATGACCAGACGCATGAAGAGCACATGCAGGAGAATTCCCCACTCTATACGATGGCGAGCTCACTGGAGGACGCGCTCGATAACATTCTGCAGATCATGGCGGAATGGCTGGGTGAAAAAGAGGGGGGTAATGTCGATGTGCGCACCGAGTTGGATGTTTCGGCGCAGACATTCGACTCTGCGGCCGCGACGGCGGTTCAGTCACTTCGGCAGGGGGGTGATATTCGCCAGATTGATGCGGTTCGCGTGCTGCAGGCGCTGAAATTCATCGACCCGGATGCGGATCCGGAAGAGGTGATCGACGAGCTGAAAAATTCGCAAGTAAACCTTGCAGGTGGTTGAGATGGAGACGGCGAATGACAAACTCAGTGACGAAAGCCTGGCACATGCAATTTGGGTGAGTCAGTACAGTACCGGCGTTGCAAACAGGATGATAAAAATCCTGAATGACAGCGACGCAGAGCTGACGGCCCGGCTGCTGGTGGCGATGGACACTCTCGATGCGGAGAGCTTTACGGTGTCGAGGCTGGAATCTCTGCTGGTCAGTGTCCGGGCGTTGAATCATGAAGCTGTACAGTCGATGCATGCCGGGTTATCTGCTGAATTGCAGGAGCTTGCGCAGCATGAAGCTGGTTTCCAGTTAAGCCTGTTCCAGTTTGCGATCCCCGATGACGTGCTGGCGCTTCATCCGCTGGTTGGCATTTCCCCGGATGCCGTTTATGCCGCAGCTATGGCCCGGCCTTTCCAGGGGAGATTACTGAGCGAGTGGGCCAGCAGTCTCGAATCCGACAGGATGGCGCGCATATCCAATACTGTGCGGCAGGGTTTCCTTCTGGGCGATACTCACGAGCAAATAGCCCGCAAGGTTCGCGGCCACGCTAACCGTGGTTATCAGGACGGCGCGCTGCAGATGAGCAGGACTAATGCCGGGAGTGTTGCGAAAACTGCGGTGGGGCACCTTGCGGCAACAGCGCGAACAAGCTTTGCGGATGCTAACGATGATATTCTGAAGGGGAAGCAGTGGCTCTCTACCCTGGATAACAAAACGTCAAAAGATTGCCGCATTCGCGATCGTCTCAAGTACACCATGGATAACAAACCAATCGGTCATAAGGTGCCTTACCTGCAGGGTCCGGGGAAAATTCACTTCTGCTGCCGCAGTGTTGAAACCTACATCCTCAAATCGTCCGAGGAACTGGGTATAAAGGTCGGCGAAGTGAAGGACAGCTCTCGCGCCAGCATGGATGGACAGGTGCCAGCTGATACCACTTATCAGGAATGGTTCTCGCGGCAGTCTTTCTCGCGGCAGTCAGAGATTGTGGGCATTACGCGAGCCAGGTTAATTCGTGATGGCGATATGTCTCCGGATGAGTTTTACAACGACAGGGGGGTATGGTTGACGCTGGACCAGTTGCGGGAGCGCGACGGCCAGGCATTCAGGGATGCCGGACTTTAATCATCAAAATTCATTCACAGGCTGCCTCCGGGCGGCCTTTTTTATTGCCGCAATCCGGATGGTGAGCGGTGCAACGGTCGGATGACCCCGAAAAGGTATCAACATGAAACTGAAGACAGCAGAATTAAACGGCAAACACTATGCAGAAATTGACGCGAACGGTCTGCCCGTCTACGTCCACGACGACGGCAAAGAGATTGGCTTTGATGCGGCGCAGGCCGTAGGAAAAATCTCTTCTCTGAATGGTGAGGCGAAATCTCATCGCGAAGCCAAAGAAGCTGCTGAAGCCAACCTGGCTAAGTTCTCCGGCATTACTGACCCAACTAAAGCGCTCGAAGCTCTCGAAATGATGACCAAAATCGACCAGAAAAAACTGATCGATGCTGGTGCTGTTGATCAGGTGAAAGCCGAAATCACCAAATCATTCCAGGCGCAACTGGATGAGGCCAACAACAAAAGTAAAACGCTGGAAGGTCAGCTTTATGAATCCATGATCGGCGGTAATTTTTCAGGTTCGAAATTTATCACCGATAAAATCGCCATTCCTTCTGACATGCTTCAGGCGCGCTTCGGTCAGTCCTTCAAAGTCGAGGACGGAAAGGTCGTTGCCTATGACGGAACCGGCAACAAGATTTACTCACGCGCTAAGCCTGGCGAACTGGCTTCATTCGACGAAGCTATTGAATTCCTGGTGGAGCAGTATCCGCAGAAAGACCACATCCTGAAAGCCAGTGGCAATCAGGGCGGCGGTTCACGGCAGTCTCAGCATCAGGCCGGACAGAAAACCATGAAGCGTGACGCTTTCGATTCGCTGGATATGGCTGGTAAACAAACTGCACTCAAAGACGGTATCACCATCGTCGATTGATCATCATGCCAGCCTCCGGATGGTGGCTGGCGCCAGAGCTGGATAGCTCAACCAACCCAAATCTATCTCTAAGGAAAAATGAACCATGTCGAACACTTTGACCGGGTTGATCCCGACTATCTATACCGCTCTGGACGTTGTTTCCCGCGAGCAGGTGGGTTTTATTCCCGCTGTCGCCCGCAACACCAAAGCAGACGCTGCGGCAAAAGACCAGACGGTTACCGCTCCGGTTGCCCCGGTTGCGGTTACTGAAGACATTGTGCCGGGCCCTTCTGCGCCTAATACTGGCGACCAGAATATCGGTACCGTAGATGTCAAAATCACCAAATCCAAAATGGCCCCGGTCAAATGGAATGGTGAAGAGCAACTGGCCCTCGGCCCGGCCGGGACTTACAACACCATCCTTGCCGATCAGTTCAAACAGGCTTTCCGCGCGCTGGCGAACGAAGTCGATGCGGACCTGGGGGCGTTGTACTTCAACGCATCCCGTCAGGTCGGTACGCCGGGAACGACACCGTTTGGTATCAAGGAAGACCTCAGCGATGCCGCTCTGGCGCGTAAAGTGCTGGAGGATAATGGCTCACCGACTACCGACCTCCAGATGGTTCTCGGCTCGGCTGCCATCGCCAACCTCCGCGGTAAACAGTCTGTCCTGTTCAAAGTGAACGAAGCCGGGACGGAACAACTGCTGCGTGAAGGTACATTGGGTCGCCTGGAAGGCTTCAATATCCATAACTCCGCCGGCGTAAAAACCCACACGGCCTCAGCTGCTGCTGACTATCTGGTCAATGGAGCTAAAGTCGAAGGTGATCGCATCATCGCCATTGATACCGGCACCGGAGCGTTTGTCGCGGGCGACGTAGTGAGCTTCGCGGGCGACGACAATAAATACGTGGTCGCCGCAGCAACTGCCAGCACTATCACGCTGGCCCAGCCTGGACTTCGCAAAGCGCTGGCGGATAATGCCGCTATTACCCGCGGTGCAGGGTATGTGGCGAATATGGCATTTGACCGTAATGCGCTGCTGTTGGCTTCCCGTACACCGGCAATGCCGCAGGGTGGTGATACCGCGGATGATGTGATGAACGTTACCGACCCTGTATCGGGCATCACCTTCCAGGTGGCTCTGTACCGCCAGTACCGTCAGATCCGCTACGAAGTTGGTCTGGCGTGGGGTGTTGCTGCCCCAGTCCCGCGTCACAGCGTCATCATTGCTGGCTGATAACCAACAACACAAGGGGCTTCGGCCCATTTTTAATGGAGGGTTTATGGCTGGACTGACCAAAGAGCAGCGAGCTCAACGAGCTGCTGAGAAACTTGCGGCCGAGCAGGGTGATACCAATACTCTTGCACCGCAGGCACCGCAGGCACCGCAGGCACCGCAGGCACCGCAGGCACCGCAGGCACCGCAGGCACCGCAGGCACCGCAGGCACCGCAGGCACCGCAGGCACCGCAGGCACCGCAGGCACCGCAGCTGGTAGCGATGGTTACCGATTTCCCGGAATTTCCCGGCGCCCCTACCACCGCAGACGTTCATCCTGACGAAGTGGAAAGCTGGAAGGCGCACGGCTGGAAAGAAATGGAGTGATGCATGATTACGTTCATCACCGTTGAAGACGTCGATTCGGTTCTGGGTTCCTCCTGGACGGATGAAAGCAAAAAAGCCAAATCTGTGTTGATGGCTAACACCTGGATGAATGGCCTCAAGCTGAAGCTGCCATGCGATAAGGCAACTAACGAAACCATCATTCCTGACGATGTGAAGCAGGCTGGCGCCTATGCAGCGCTAGCGGCCTCGAATGGCGGCCTTTATCAGCAGAAAACCGATTCTGGCGTGCTGCTCAGTAAGACGGTGGATGCCGACGATGTCTCTGTTTCAAAGTCGTTTGCCGAGCTCGCTACCAACAGCGCGGCATTGCTCGACTCCGATCTGCAGCTGGCGCTGGCGATGCTTAAGCCATATGGCGTGAATCAATCGCAGATACGGCTGGTGAGGGGGTGATGTGGGTATTCGTGACGAGTTGCAAACCGAAGTTGCCGCGGCGTTCGATACCGACCTGCAGGATGCCGTAAAAAATTTCACCGGCAGTTACACCATTCGTGGTGCCTGGGACCCGGTCACGGAAACGGGCAGCGAAACGGTGGTGGCCTATTCAGGGCGCGGTGTTCTGGCGCGGTACAAACTCCGCCGTATCGATGGCGTTAACATCCTGCATGGTGACCTGAAATTAACCGCCCTGGTTAACGAGGTGAGCGATAAGCCGGCGGTCGGGCACTTCATCACGGCGCCGGATCCGATTACTGAAGAGCTCCAGCGCTACGAGGTTATAACGGCTGCCGCAGATTCTGCCGGTGCTGCTTACTCCATCCAGTTGCGGAGGGCGTAATGCAATTTCTTCTGTTTTATCTCTGCTGCGGCCTGCCTCTCGGCCTCATTGAGTTCATTTCTGTGTTGTTTATCAGGGACGGCGGCGCAGTACGGCTTAAGGCTATTTATGGGCTAATTGCGGTGGTCGCGTGGCCTTTAATCTTCATGGTGCTGTTCGTGCCTGAGCGTGTTCTTTGCAAATGGCGGAGGGCTCTCGATGGCTAAAGGCTGGAATATTGACCCTGCAGCATTCGCTGGGCTGGTGGCCGAGGATGTCAAACTTCGGCAGAGAACTATCGCTATTCAACTGCTGAACGAAATCGTGCAACGGTCTCCCGTCGGAAACCCTGAGCTTTGGGCTATCAATGCCACCGCTGTTCAGTACAACAAAGCAGTGGGTGAGTGGAACGAGTCTCTCTATGCCGACCCTGCGAACCTGACGAAAACCGGGCGGCTCAGGAAGAAAGTCCGCGTTAACGACAGCATGGATATCCGGCGTCCGGCGGAATACCGCGCAGGCACGTTCAGGGCTTCGCATTTCGTCAGCCTTGGTTCTCCGGATTACTCAGTGCCAACTGAGCCGGATCCGCGGGGCACGATGACGTTCCTCAACGGCAAAAACATCATTGACCAGGCTCCGGCCTATTCGGTGCTGTATATCCAGTCAAACCTCCCGTACTCCGTGCCGCTGGAGAATGGTCACTCAACGCAGGCACCGACAGGCGTCTATGCCGTCTCGTTTAATGGTGTAATTCAGGCCTACAAATGACCCTAACAGAAATCAGAAACGCTGTCATTTCCCGAATGACGGCGCAGACCGCTATTGCTTCTGATGCGGTGGACTATCCCAACGGGCCGATATTTGATCCGAGTGGCCGCGATATCTGGGCACGCTTCACCAATATTTCAGGGCAGGCGGGAACCAACGAAATCGGGGCCGGGCCGGTAGTCCATCGAACCGGTGTACTCATCATTCAACTATTTGTTCCGGTCGGTTCCGGCACGCTGCTGATATCTCAAACCGCAGACCAGCTTACGAAGCACTTCGAATTCCAGAATGACGGTCGACTGAGTTACTTCGCTGTATCAGCGGTCCCGGCGGGCGAGGCAGACGGCTGGTCACAGCTAAATCTTCAAATCCCTTATCGCGCTCTGTAGCGCACAATAACAGGAGGCTCCTGTGAGTTCAGGCGCAAAAGTAGTTACCGCGTTTATGCGCGAAACCACCCCGGGTGTTACACCTACCGTTGGCGTTTGGGATCTGCTTCGGCGTGCCTCATTCGGCCTTGCTCCAACCCAGAACACCAACGACAACGACGAAATCGGCGGCGACCGAATGGCGCAAGGCGTGTCACGCGGAACTATTGATGTCGGCGGCGATGTTGGCACCAAATTCCGCTGGAACCAGCACGATGCTTTTCTGGCGAGCTGCTTTGGTGCTGAATGGCTGAATAATGTCCTCACAATGGGTAACAGTCGCATCACGTTCTCTGTAGCGTCCTACGCTGAAGATGTGGGTATTGCACAGATTGCCCGCGGCTGCCAGGTCGCAACCCTGCAGATCGAAATCCCGAATGATGGCGATATCACGGCTACGGTCACGTTTACGGGTCTTGACTGGGAAACGAAAGGCGACGATACCAGCTTCTTCACTGCCCCGACTGATAATGCTGGCGCGCTCCGCTATTCATTCAAGGAGGTAACAGCCCTTAGCCTGAATGGCGTTGCTGGTGGCAATGGGTTCTGCGTCGATACCTTCAACATCCAGTTTGACAACAATATGCAGACCCAGCGTTGTATAGGTACCGGTTCGGCGTTCGCCGGCGCAAACATCCCAACCACATTTACGCCATCCGGCCAGGTAACACTGTCGTGGTCAAAAGCTGCGTGGGAGCTCTATAAGAAAACGTTCACTGGTGAAACGGTGCCGTTTAGCTTCACGCTGGAGAATGCTGAAGGCGCTTATACCTTCGACTTCCCGGAAGTGCAGATTTCCGGCGACTGGCCAGATGCTGGCAGCACTGACATTGTCCAGGTTCAACTCGATATCACGGCAGCCAATACGCCGCCTACGATTACGCGAGCGCCGAAAGTAGCCGCTACGGCCATCAGCGTAGCGCCACTCACATCATCCGGTTCGATTGGCTCAACTGTTAACCTGACCGCCACATTAACCCCAGCAGACTCCAGCGACACAGTTGAATGGACGTCTTCGGATCCGGAGATTGCCAGCGTGGCTTCAACCGGCCAGAAAACGGCGCAGGTCACGCGCAATGCTGCTGGTACCGCGACCATTACCGGCAAAGTGCGGACCTTTACTGCAACGTCTGCAATTACCGTCACTGCCCCTTAATTTCCCTGACCCGTCCCGCAGCACATCGCGGTTCGGGCTTTTTATGGAGCCTTTATGCTGATTATTTCCACCCAAATTGACCTGAACGGCGAACGCTGGTTTTTCCCTTTCAAGAAGCCAGAAGGCAGCAAGAAGAAATTTACCCCAGAAGAAGAATCGCTGTTCAAACTTCGCCTGCTGGTGGCCAGCAGTGAGAGTCCAGAATATCGCTCTCGTAACGCATTAGTACGCCGCCATATCGATAAGATGGATGCAGGCTACCAGGTAGGGACAACGGATTTTAACCTCGCCAGCGTGGGCGAGATCGACTCTGTTGATGACTTGCTGATCGATAACGTCGCCCGGTTTCTGCTGAAAGGTTGGGAAGGTGTGGGCCAGCTGGTGGATGGCGCTGAAGTCGCTATCGACTACACACCAGAAATTGGGATTGTCATGCTGAAGCAGCGCCCTGAACTGTACTGGCGGATACTGGCCGAGGCTGCAAATATTGCTCAGGGTAAAGAGCAGCAGACTCAGGAAACCGTAAAAAAGCCCTCGAAGCGCAGAAATGGCTGAAAGAGTTCGGCGGAGAACAGGGCGAAAAAGCAAAGTGGCGGCGGGAGAAGCTAAATCTCCCGCCAATCCCTGAGCCTGAAATCGACGCGGTCATTGGGGAAATCCTTAACGCTTACGCCATGATATCGCGCGGCAGGCAGTATGCCGGAATGGCTGGTGTGCCGCTTCCGTTGTCCCTGAGAGATATAGACCGCTATCTGGTTTCACGTTCCATTCTGATTGATCGTACCGAGTTTGACGCGGCGATACTTGCTCTCGATGATGCTTGGCGCAATGAGTGGGCGAGGGAGCAAAAGAGACGGGACAATACCAAATAGTCGTAGCATTGCCCTCTCGGAGTCATGTGTTAGGATGTTTCTGATTGCAATCAAGGGAAACATGGAATGAAAAAATTATTGATAGTGGCATTGGGGGCAATGCTTTTAACAGGGTGTACAACGCCGGCTCGTAACTATGTGCCACAAACAAAGCAAATCAGTATTCCACCGCTAAATACAGTAACAACAACCTACGTTGGCGAGGATATGGTTAGGCAGGGAATTGATGCTAGCATTGATGCAATTCATTTCAATCAGGCTGTGGTTATAGGCTCAATCGGTGTTTATACGATCCCGGCAGGAGACTACGTTAAGATTGGAGAGGATTCAAAATCTGAATTTTTCTCCAACGTAGAAAGAACTTCAGGTGCCGTAGTTCCTAACCGCTTCATGGTTAACGACCCCACACAAAGCATACAGCTCATGAAGAACGGCGAAATTTGTATTGTCACGATTTATGGTGGAACTAAGTGTGATACAGGCAAGCCATTTACGAAAGTAAAATTCCAGACTGAGCAACAATCCTCCTTCCAGCAAACTCTTATCTACAATGGAAAAGTGGGAAACAAAATTAATATTGGCTATAGAGAGTTTCAAGGAGGGATGGCTCGAGCCGCTTTTTCTAATGAGGTAGAGTACGACCTTTCTGAGTCCAAAACTATACGTTATAAAGGGGCTGTACTGGATATTATGGATGCAAATAATCAGTCAATTACATTTAAGCTGACGAGAAATTTTAATACGAATTAATAACTCCAGCCCATTATTTGGGCTGTTTTTCTATGAGGTAGGGGTGTGAAGATACTTGGTTATATAGCCATCACAATCGGTGTAATCTTCGCTATTTTTGCGCTGTTTATGGATGTAACAGTAGCTACAGGTGATGGATACAGAGTTAATAATCTTGGGTTAATGTCCTCAAGACAAAACTACATGATATTCGGAGGTTTTGTCGCCGTTGCGGGTATCATTATTACTTTGGCGGGAGACAAATTCAAGCAATCTACAACCGTCGCAAAATGCCCTTACTGTGCCGAATTAATAAGTTCGGAGGCTGTGAAGTGCAAGCACTGTGGTAGCGATGTTATCCCTTCTAAGGTCAAAGACCAGAATGAAAACACTGCAGCGGATGATAGACTGGCTGGGGTTAATATAAAGTTTATTGCTGGGGCTGTGTTTTTGGTTTTTGCAGTGATCATCGCCGCGATAGTATTTCACCGACAATGATTTAGACACTCGGCCAGTTTAAACTTCTACAAAGTTTTAACCTCGCTCCTGCGGGGTTTTTTATTGCCCGGAGAAAGGTAAATGACAGAACAAACATCTCGTCTCGCGATTATTCTCGACAGCTCCGGGGCAGAGAAGCAGGCCGATAGCCTAACAGTTGCTCTTGATAAAATGGCCCAGTCTGGTGATAAGGCTGTAACCAGTATTTTCAAAGTAACTAAAGCTACTGATGAAGAAAAAGAGGCACTCAATAAACTGCGATCTGCCATCGATCCTGTCGGCGCGGCAATCAATACTGTTGGTCGTCGATTCAGTGAGCTAAAAAAATACTTTGATAAGGGACTGATTGACGAGGATGAATTTCGCTCACTGTCTAAGATGTTGAACGACACCACTGAGGAATTAAGCGGCGTCGCTAAGGCTCAACGGGAAGCGAAAAAGGCAGGTGAATTAGCAGCCGCGCAGCAGGAAGCGCAGGCGCAGGCATTTCAGAGGATGCTGGATAAAATTGACCCACTGTCATCTGCGCTGCGCAATCTGGATCAGCAGCAAAGCGAACTGAATAAAGCCTTTGAGTCGGGGAAAATTAACGCTTCGCAATATGATGTCTACAGCAAAAAACTGCAGGAGACACGCAGGGAGGTAACTGGAACTGCTCAGGCAGAGCGTGAGGCAGCAAAGGCCCACGACGAGCAGGTAGCTGCGCTGCGCCGGCTTGAGGCTCAGATTGACCCAGTAGGAGAAGCTTTTCGGCGGCTGAACGAACAACAGCGGCAGTTGGACAGCGCGAAAGCGACCGGGATGCTGTCACCGATGGTATATGATCGCCTGAACAGCAAGCTTGCGGAGTCCCGAGATGCATTGGAGAAAACCCAAACGCAACTGGGTAAAACCGGACAATCCGCAGCTCAAACTGCTAATGCCATGCGCATGATCCCCGCTCAGATGACGGATATCGTTGTTGGCCTGTCCACCGGGCAGTCACCGTTTATGGTACTCATGCAGCAGGGTGGCCAACTAAAGGACATGTTTGGCGGCATTGGACCGGCGATTAAAGGTGTTACCACTTATGTGATGGGTTTGGTAAATCCTTATAGTGTGGCAGCCGCCGCAGTTGGTCTCCTAACCTATGCCGTTTATCAGAACCGACAGGAAATTGATGCTGCGACAAAAATCGCAACAACGTCACTTGGCGCTAATGGTGATGCCGCCGAACGACTGGCTCTCAATATGGTTGCGATCTCCGACAAGACCGGTCAAGCGATTGATGAAGTCGGTAACATGTTTATTACTATCAATGACGGCGCTGCGGAGGCAATTAATAAACTAATCGACGTTGGTTACAGTTACGACGAAGCACGACAGAAAGTCGCTCAATATAAGGGGGCGGCCAATTTTACGGCGTTAAACGCTGATATTGATCAGCATCGCCGGGAGATCCTGAAAATAGGTGATTCATGGACAACTGCGGCGATTAAGGTCAAAAATTATTACACTGCGGCAGATAAGGGTAGGCAAAATGTAGCATTAGGCGGTGCTATTGACCCTTCCATGAGATTCATAGGTCAAGCCATTGACTTACAAAACACAATGAATGCATTGACCGTTCAGGGAAATAAAACTGTTGCCGAGTCTGTTGATTGGATTAATAAAGAATATCTGGCTGCTGACCGAGTGGCTGGCGCAGAAGCCAGACTCAAGGAAGCGAGAGATCAGGCAAGGAAAATTACCTTCTCCGGAAACAAAGAGGCAATTACTCAGGCAAATGCGCTGATTGCTGTTCGTGAAAAAGAACTTGAGCAAGCTAAAAAGGGTCAGCAACCCAAAACGCAAAAGGGTAAAGCCTATACCGAGGATGCAGCAACCCGGCTTCTCGACCAGATAAATCAGCAGACCGCCGCTATGCAATCCCAACTGGATGCCAGCGACAAACTGAACAGCGCAACCGAGGCGCGGGTTAAGTTCGAACAGCAGATCGCTGACCTCAAGTCTAAAACACAGCTCACAGCTGACCAGAAGTCACTCCTTTCCCGTTCTGATGAAATCCTGCAGGCCTATAAGCAGCAGGAGGCACTACAAAACTCCGTAAAAACCCTGGACGATTATCGGAAGATGCAGGAGCAGGTTAAGTCAAAGGATGAGCAAACAAACGATCTGCTACTAACTCGTCTTGAACTTCTGAAAAAAGCGAAAGCTACGGGACAGCTTAAGCCTGGCGAATTTGAAAGGACTCGCACAAACATCTACCAAAATACTGACATGCAATTACCTTCTACGGTCCGAAGTGTTGTGGGTAATCTGACCCCGACTGGCGGCAGGTTGTCGGGAACTTTTGATGGGATGCAGGGGCAGATTAATGAATATGACCGGGCTCAACAGGATCTGCAGCGGTGGTTAACGGCGCAGGAGGAGGGATATGCAAGAGCGGGTGAAATAACCGCTGAAGGCGAAGCCAGAATGACGGAAATTCGCCAGCGAGCTGCGGATGCAAACCAGGTTATTGAGGCCCAGAAAAACACAATCATCTCTGCGGCAACGCAGTCTTTGTTTGATAGTACGGCTGAGATAATGCGCGTCGGGTTTGGTGAACAGTCTGCCATGTACAAAGTGGCGTTTGCTGCGAGCAAAGCATTTGCGATTGCCGATTCTATGGTGAAAATCCAGCAGGCGATAGCAAGCGGCGCAGTTAGTGCTCCATACCCGGCCAACATTATCGCTATGGCATCTATTGCCGCACAGACAGCCAGTATCGTCTCAAACATCCAGTCAATCGGAGCCGTTGGCTTCGCTTCCGGTGGCTATACCGGTCCCGGCGGTAAATATCAGCCAGCCGGCATAGTCCACAAAGGCGAGTATGTCTTTGACCAGGCATCAACGAACCGGCTCGGCGTGTCTCAGCTTGAGGCACTTCGAAATGGCCAACCGCTTGATGCAACTCTGGGGCGCACAGGGTTTGGTACTGGTGTTCAGAACGTCAACAGCGACAACAGCAGGCGAACTACTGTTCACGCACCGATTAGCCAGGAGTTTAACTTGAAGGGTGTTACCCCTGAGCAGTTGAACGCTACTCTCAACCAGAACAACCGGCAGCTTACCAGACAGTTAAAAGGAGATTTAACCAAGGAGGTTATGACTCCGCAGGGATCGTTTGGCAATGCTTTAAAAAGCCGCTATGTGAGGGGGTATAAGGAATAACATGGCCGACATCTTCTACCCGCACGACTATCTACCGATGCCGTTACAGGATGGGTACGGATTCCAGCCAGTAAGCCCGTTAAAGCGAACGCAGCTTACCACAGGGCGCGCGCGGCAGCGTCGGGCATATACATCAACCCCGACTCAGGCCAGTGTGTCATGGTTCATGGAGACTGACGGGCAGGCTCAGTTGTTTGAAGCCTGGTATCGGGAAAAAATAACGGATGGCGCTGACTGGTTTTATATGAAGCTACAGACCCCGCTAGGTGTGGAGTTTTATAAATGCCGGTTCACTGATATCTACGAGGGTCCAACACTGGTGGCGCCGGTTTACTGGAAATTCACCGCGACACTCGAGCTATGGAAGCGACCTGTGCTGCCTGATGGATGGGTCGATTTCCCTGATTTCATTATCAACAGCGACATTCTCGATTTGGCAGTCAACAGGGAGTGGCCTGAAGTATGACAATTCTCAACCGCCTCTATGCCAGCAGCGGGCCCGAGGTCATTATTGAAACGCTGCAAATCAACATCGGGGATGAGGTCCATTACTTGTGCAACGGGTACGAAGATATCACCGCGACAACAGAGAACGGAGACACCGTTGAGTTCAAAGCCTGCGCGATGGATGTCGCATTACCCGCCCGTAATGATGATGGCACTCAGGATTTAAAATTTGCGCTCTGTAATGTTGATGGCAAGGTTTCAACGGCCATTCGAAACGCCATCAATAACCTTAATTCGGCATCTCTGACATATCGTAGTTTCATCTCCACAGATTTAGCCGCACCAGCCGCTGTCCCTTACACCCTGGCGATTAAGCCAGGTTACTGGACAGCGACAGAAGCACAGATCACTGCGGGTTACATGAACGTGCTGGATACTGCGTGGCCCCGTAATCGTTACACCCTGAATTACTTCCCCGGCCTGCGTTACGCCAACTAAGGAAAATCTATGTTCAATCCTGAGAAATACCGTTCAGTCACATGGCTGAAGGGCGGCAGGGTGTACCCGCAACTCGACTGCTTTGGCATTGTGAACGAGATACGACGCGATTTGGCGATGCCGGAATGGCCTGATTTTGCCGGTGTGACCAAAGATGGCGGCGGCCTCGATCGGGAGGCCAGAAAGCTGATGCTTTCCCTGCAACGCAGTGAGCCCTGTGAAGGTGCCGGTGTGGCCTGTTACTCCGGTTCATCGGTAACGCATGTGGGGATCGTCGTCAGTATTGGCGGCCAGTTACATGTAGCCGAATGCAACCCGGCAACGAATGTCACGTTTCTGCCGTTGCCGAGATTTAAACGGCGCTTTGTCAAAGTGGAGTTCTGGCGGTGATTAGAATCTACCCCTCCCGGCTACCTGGTGAGCCGCTTGAAACGCATGAACACAGGGCGATGACGCTCCATGCGTGGATGGTTGAAAATGTTGAAAGCTACAGTGAGCGTGAGAGACATCCTGTATCGGTTGAACTGGGCGGCGTTAACATTCCGCCCGAGCAATGGCCATTGTGCTATATCAGACCTGAAAGCGATGTGCGTATTTATCCCGTACCCTACGGGACGGGGCTTGAGATAGCCGCGTGGGCAGCGGTGGCCGTCGCCGTTGCGTCTGCCGCATACACGCTTTTCATGATGTCGGGCCTGGACTCGGGCGGATATACCTCTTCGACAGGCAGAAGCCTCGATCTCAATCCGGCAAAAGCGAACACAGCCAAACTGGGTGACCCCATCCGTGAAGTTTTTGGCCGCCGCCGCATTTACCCGGATTACGTGGTTCAGCCGGTTACCCGGTTTGACCCTGCCGATCCAACGATCATGCGTGTTCATATGCTGGTTTGTCTGGGGATGGGTAATTTCTCATTCTCTGATGGTGATCTGCGTGTGGGAGATACGCCCGCATCATCCCTTGATGGATTCAGCCACATCCATTACCCACCAGGTGCCGATGTATCCGGCGATGAACGTAGTGAGAACTGGTTTAACTCCACAGAGGTGGGCGGAACGTCTTCAGGCACTGGCCTTGATATGGCGCAGACCTCACCAGATTCAGACGATATTATCGCGGACAGCATGACTGTATCTGGCGCAACCGTAACATTTACCGGGCTTGATACGGATGACGACGATGATGAAGATGAGGATGACAACGCGCTGCCTGACAGCTGGGTGGAAGGGACCATTGTAGAGATTAAGGCGCCGACTAATTTCCTGATCACGACTTCATCCGGTTACAGCGTATTTGCCAGTAAGCTGCTGACGGAAATCGCTCCGGTAGTGGGCATGCCGGTGACGCTGAGTTTTAACAGTGTTGATTATGATCTCTTCATTGCAGCATATACGCCGGGGCAGGATGCCGTGCCTGGTGAGGGTGGCAGCGCGGCTAAAATCCAGTCCAGCGCTGCGCCGACGACTTACGATTTCTCTCTGGGCAGTACAACCTTTACGTTCACCTGGCACGGAACAACCTATACCGTCTCGCTGGTTGCAGATTATGTGAACATGTCCGGCCTGCTGGCCGCTATCTCGGAGGGGCTGACCGGTTCGGGACTGGTCGCGCAGGACAATGGCGGTACAGTGCTGATCACGGAGGAGTCCAGCCCGTTCGCCGGTGGATCAATTACCTCGTCTTCGCTTCCGTCGTCTGTTTTCGGCGATACCCCGGCTTACTCTACCGGCACGGCATCAACAGGCGGCAGTGCGGCCATAACAGCAAACGTGACCCTGGCCTATAACAGCGCCACAGGAACTGCATTCTCAGGTATGCCGGAAGGCACGCAACGACTTTCGCTGTCTCACCGTGGCAATGAGTACCAGATTATTTCTACTGACGGGACCACGGCGACGGTAGGCCGCATGGTAGACGGTGCGATTGATGCGTCATGGCCCGGCTTCATCGCCCGGACAATGATCGACTACGAAGCCACCGGACTGAATGACAGCGATACCTGGATGGGACCATTTCTGGCAAGTCCGGATAACGAAACTGTTGATATTTTTGAAGTCAATTTTTCTTTCCCCAGCGGTATCTGTGGCTTTGACAGCAAAGGGAAAAAGCGAATACGCCATGTTGAGTGGGAAATTCAGTATCGGGTTTATGGTTCTGGTGCCGGATGGATCAGCAAAACAGGTGAATATGCCCTGAAAAACGTTAACGGGCTTGGATTCACTGAACGCATAGTTCTTGACTCACCTGGTCTGGTTGAAGTTCGTTGTCGTCGCCGGAACGAGCAGGGAAGCAACAATGCCCGCGACAACATGTACTGGCAGGCACTCAGGGGGCGACTTCTGACGCGTCCGGTATCCTATGCTGGCGTGACTCTCCTGGGTGTGACTGTCGAGACCGGTGGGAAACTTGCGGCACAGTCCGATCGGCGGGTGAATGTCGTAGCCACACGTGTTTATGACTCAGGTACACCGCGGACGATTTCCGGCGCGCTGCTGCACGTAGGGAACTCTCTGGGTCTTCAGATGGATACAGAGACCATCAGCGAACTGGAGTCGATGTACTGGACTCCCGGGAACGAATATTTCGATTTCGCTACTGGCGACAGTATCTCCGCCCTGGAAATGCTGCAGAAAATCGCGAATGCCGGGAAATCCTATTTTCTGCTTAGTGATGGCCTGGCGACGGTCGGGCGTGAAGGGGTTAAGCCATGGACGGGCATTATCACGCCGCATGAGATGACAGAAGAGCTGCAGACTGGCTTCTCAGCGCCGTCAGATGACGATTATGACGGTGTTGACGTTACCTACATCAACGGCACTACCTGGGCGGAGGAAACAGTCCAGTGCCGCACGACTGACAATCCGACACCGGTAAAAATCGAGGACTATAAACTCGATGGTGTTCTGAACCGGGACCACGCCTGGCAGATTGGTATGAGACGCCTGATGAAGTATCTGCATCAGCGGTTGACGTTCCAGACTACAACGGAGCTGGATGCGCTGTGTTACAACGTCGGTGACCGTATCGTTCTGACTGACGACATACCAGATTCAGCGACGACAATCAGCTGCCTGGTGGAGTCGATGTCGACTGCAGGTGGTATTTCGACACTGACGGTTTCTGAACCTCTCAACTGGACGTATCCGAGTCCGAGAGCACTGATTCGCTACCAGGACGGATCAGCATCTGCGCTGATGGTGGCGACAAAGGTCGGGGATTATCAACTCTCCGTACCGTATCTCAGCGAGTTCGACGCCATTGATTTCAGCACACCTTCCATCGAGCCGGTGAGGCTGATTTTTTGTGATTCCTCTCGTGTCGGCTATGACGCGATTGTTTCAGAAATTGCCCCGCAATCTGACGGGACGTGCCAGGTCACCGCAAAAGAGTACCGCGCGTCATTCTACGACTACGACAACGCCAGTTATCCCGGCGACATTGCATAAAACAGAAATAACTCTCAACAACCCGCTTCGGCGGGTTTTTTTGTTATAGGGCGACTATGAGCACATATAAAACGAAAAATCCTTTAGGGTCCGCTGCCGTAAAGGACCTGTACGATAACGCCGAAAACGTGGATAGATTCGTCAATGACAGGACAAAAGAAGAGCTTGATGACCGGTTAGGTGTGCTTCGTAAAACCTGGTACGGCATGGAGATGATTTTCAATCGCTTCATCGCATATATCACAGGACGTGGGGAACAGGCGGTAGGGGCCATTGGCTGGCAGGAGCTGGGAAACTGGGCAACCGGCCTCACTGTCGATAATCGCCAGCAAATCGTTTACTACAATGGCTCCTGGTACAAATATCTGGGAGAACTTGAGCATGTCATTGTGGGGGATTCTCCGGAGAACGATGGTGGGGTGTGGTCGGCGGAAAACCCGACGGGAAAATGGTCGAACATTGGAGATGCAGCTCTTCGCTCAAACCTGGGTTCAGGCGAAGGCGATCCGATTGTCGCCCCGGAGAAAGTAAGAGCGGCGTTAGGCGGCACAGTTAGCGAGGCAATACGCTATGTCAGCGTTGATGGTTTTGGGCCTGATTTAACCGGCGCGACAGATTCCACTCTCGCGGTAAAAAAGGCAGCTGCGGTTGCAAAAACTCTCGCGGACAGCGCTTATGTGACGGGGGATACAAAATATTACGTTGTGATGTTTGGGTTCGGCGCTTATGTGGTTGGCGATGCGCCATGTTATACCGGCATAACATATGATGGTCAGGATAATGGCTCTTTCATTATACCAAAGCCGGGCGCTAAATTTGTCTTTACCACTACGGGCACAGAACCTTATGTAAATAGTAACTCTAAACGGTTATATAACGCCACAATAAAAAACCTTCGTATTGGGTGTGCGTTCCGGGAAACTGTATTCCCGGTTCCTGCCGGTGTCGGTGGTATTAATATCGAGTATGCGTCATACATTAAAATTGAAAATGTGGAAATGCGCATGCTTAATGGACCCGGACTGGTCCTGAAGGAAGTGTGGGATTCTGATATTGATATCAGAATGATGAAGGTTGGTAATATTACTGACCCTGCGAATCCTGCACCGGCTCTTCGCATGAGCATGGGGGATGGCACTGACGGGTGTAACGCTGTCCGTTTCCACAATTTGCATATCGAAGAGTGCCCAAAGCCGCTGCACCTTGAGCCGGGATGTCGGCATATTTTCTTTAACAATTTAAAGCTTGAGGGCGGTTCGACAACCTCAACTATTGTTGGCGCTGCAGGTATATCTTTTACCGATTCTGAACAGACCTGGGCCAGAAATGACATCCCCCAGATTTCAATCACTCGTACCGAGTCTTACGAGTCATTTGGGGTGGCATTTAACACGCCGCAGTTTAACAGTGGCGGTCTTGCTCCGCGTGGCTGGTATATCCATCACGAAAGTAACTCCGGGCACCTGGTGATTTCCAATCCTATCGGCAAATTTGTAAAAACGATGGTGAGCGGAAATAGCTGGATATCCAGAGGCGGCTCCGCCTATGCCTGCGGCCCGGATTATATGAAGGGTACATGGAGTTGTACCGTTGACGGGCTGGTTGCAAGGGCAATCCTGAGAACATCGACCGCCGGGGCAGCTCCGACAGATGGAACGGGTGATTTTATCGTTCTTTCCGGCGGCGATAACGTGGTGCGTAATTGCAAGCTGCACTCAGCGGGCGCGATTGATGACGGACTGGCCTTTATCAACATTCTGGGCTGTAACAATGACGTTGCCTGTAATGACAACTCGTTCTCTGGCTCAAGGCAGTATGGGATCAGGGGGAGTATAACGAGCTATAAGGTCCGCGATAACTCCCTGGTGGATAGCGGCACACTCGCTGCCACAATGTCAGCAGCGGCAGCCAGATATAGTCTGGTGAATCCGGGTTCCAGTGGACTGGGGGCGGGTGGTTTCAAAAGTGCAAGCGTCACAATATCAGCTGGCGCTGCCGGGTCGCTCGATATCATTTCCGGAGCAACAACGCTGCTCATCAGGGCGTCCTCCGCACTGGGATTTCCGTCCGCAAAAATATTTGTCGATGCGAATTTTTCGACGGTGATCCTTGAATCGAACCTCGGGAGTATTTTTGCGACGGGGTCAGGTGCTCCGGGTGACAATAAAGTTTATATCTCGAAATCAGGGGCAAACCTGATACTGACAAATAACACCGGGCTTGCAGGGACATTTTATGTCACTGCTTTATCTGCCGTAATGTGAGGTGAATATGTTGTTCAAAGAGTTGGTGGATGGGAATGTTATTTCCCTTCCTGAAGGCGAATTATTTACTGTAACAAGCATCCCGGCAGAGGACCCGGTAACAGGGAGTCTTTTTGTCACGGGAGCGTTAGAGAATGGGACGGAATCCCGGTATTTTTCTACCGAAGATACGCTGGTAACGGTGGTTGATGAGTAAAAAAATATCCCGCCATTACTGGCGGGCATTTGTTATACAGGAACTTCCTCAAAACTCAGCTGGTAAGTTTTACCTTGTTCGAATGCTGAATAATCATCGGGATTGGTCAGAGTTAATGACACATTTCCTGTGGGATTACCGTCTTCAAGAACAGGATCGAGGTACACATCAAGCCGCGAATTATCGGAAGCCTGGTACAGGTAAGAACACATAAATTTTGCAGTAACCATCATTTACCTCATTTAGCTGAAAGCAAAGGCGGCGCCTCTGCCTTTGGTTGTCCAGATTGCCGGGAGTTTGATGCGCGCCCGACCTTTCGCACCTCGCAGAACTATGGCGACTTGAACGTATTCCGCCTGTGTCGGGTGAGCGCTGTCCTGCCGGATATACGACATAGCAGTTTGTTCTCCGACATATTTTGATGTTGTCAGGGGGGTGTTAATGCCGTTATACGTTGCCGACAGTAGCGCAGTTAAACTTTTAGTTCTTCCGTCCTCATAACCATCGTAGGTTTTTGCAGCCCCGTAGTAATACAGGAACCGCGTATTCAGCGTCAGGTCTCCCTCGGTGATATCTTCCATCATGACGGAAATAGCGGTATTGATTTCCGCCTCACGCTCAAGCGCATAAAAAAGCCCTTTATTACATAGCTCTACCCAGGTTGTTGTTGCGTCAAAATTGATGATGATGTGTTGCAGACCGTCCGCGTCCACTCCACCATAGACAATTGACGGGTTGCCGTTTGTTGAGAAGGTATACCCGGTTTTTGAATCATAAAGACCTTTAACCGACTGGCCCTCTGTACCACTGAACCGGTAAAGCCCTTTATTCATTGACTGACGGTAGCTCACCAGACAATCCGGGTAAGGCGAGTTCGGGCAGTGGTAAATAGCCTTCATGTTCTCAGCCGTGGTGTCGGTATACCCCATGAGGGCAACATGAGGCTCAGAAGCAGGAGAAGGCCAGTATACCGGGCTGTTATCGAACGTGACCCTTGTCCCCAGATCGGAGAGCACCTGGCCGGAATGCAGGATTTTGCGGCGTGGTGCCCAGACGCCCGGTGAGGTACCGGCGGCTTTAATCGGGGTGTTGCTGAAGGTGATGGCGTTAGCCTGATTGTACCAGGCAACCAGTTGTGCCACCTGAAATACCAGCATGCCGTCCCAGCCTTCGATATGACCACCGTGCGTATGAAAGTCGCACCCGCGCGCCCCGTTGTCAAAATAGAAGGCACTCCCGCCAGCGTAGTCAATACTGACCTTATCAATGGTGACGTTAATGCCAGGGGAGTTCCAGTAAACCTGATGTGAAACAGAATCCGCCAGAAGACAGTTTTCCACTCGGATGTTTTCCCCCGCATTCTGCTTTGCCGCCAGCAGAGATGACAGGTTGAAATAGTTTCCGGTTAACTTCAGGTTCCGGTAGGTCAGGAGATAGGTGTCATTCCAGATACAATCCAGACCATACCGGAATGCACGGATCTGGACATCTTCCAGGCATAAGTCCCGCAGATCGAGTACATCATCACCAGCGCGGTCATTACCGACCCGAATACCGGCCGACTGGCTGACCGTAGCGCCCGGACCGACTAATTGAAATTGCCCCGATTTATTGGCGAACATTTTCACGCCTTGCATGTTTCGCCATACGGTCTGGGACGGCTTCACCCCTTCTATCGTGTTCGTAATCCGTATGGCAACATCATTAATCGGGTTAAATTTGCAGAAATAATTACCGTCACACTCAACGGGCGTATATGACGGCATCACGATAGAGGCATTCAGTATAGCGTTATATGTTGAAACGTTGGGATCATCAAATGAAGTCAGTGCCGGGAGTTTAATTGTCGCCATCTTCATTGCAGAATCGTCGGCAAATACACGAGCCAGCTCCGATGCCAGAGCGCGATTAAAGGCGGTGCCCAGGTTATCGCCGTACGAACGCAACCCTACGATACGTAAATCAATGGTATCGTTGAGCAATGCTTTAAAGCGCTGGCCTACCGCATTGACTATTGTCCGGTAACCATCATCGACAGAAGCATTGTCATTGGCATCGTAAACATAAAATACGTTAACAAGCGCCGTACCCAGCTCCATGTCCCAGTATTTTACTTTTACTTTCTGCCCGTGATGGTCCAGCGTGGCGGCTCTCAGTTCACTGATGCTGGAGTATTCTCCTATCAGTTTTTGGCCGTCGCCTGAACCCAGGTTTACGCGAATAACCCCATCAATTTACAATCAGCTTTTTCAAAGGGTTACAACATGCTGATTGGCTACGCTCGGGTGTCTACCGGCGATCAAAACCTCGATTTACAGAAAAATGCACTGATTCGCGCAGAATGTGAGCTGATTTTTGAAGATACTGCCAGTGGGAAGAACGCCAAACGACCTGGATTGAGAAAGGCTATTCGCCGTCTTCGCCCTGGTGATTCGCTGGTGGTCTGGAAACTGGATCGACTGGGGCGCAGCGTACGCGATTTGATAACGCTGGTGTCGGAGTTGCAGGAGAGGGGAATACATTTCCGCAGCCTGACCGACTCGATCGACACCTCAACACCAGCCGGCCGCTTCTTCTTCCACGTCATGAGCGCGCTCGCGGAAATGGAGCGCGAACTGATAGTGGAGAGGACTCGCGCAGGACTGGCGGCGGCGAGAGATCAGGGGCGTATCGGCGGCCGTCGTCGAGTGATGACCCAGGAGGTTGTCGAACGGGCGCGACGAATGCTGTCGAACGGCGCAACCCGACAGCAGGTGGCCGACGTGATCGGGGTGGGGGTAAAAACTATCTATAAATATTTTCCTGTCATGACGCCAGCACAATCATTACGTTACATCAGCGACGGAAATTGATAGGCACAACGTTTATTGATCTGGTCAATCAATAAAACTACTGTATATACAAGGGTCTTCCCTTGTTGTGGTGGCTAAAGGCATGATAATGGCGTATTAATTCGCCAGAGGTCACCACCATGGACGAAAAGTCCCTCTATGCTCATATCCTCAACCTGTCTGCTCCGTGGCAGGTAACGTCTCTTTCTCTCGATGAAAATGCGGGGTCTGTTACCGTTACTGTCGGGATCGCTGAAAATACTCAGTTGACCTGTCCGGCCTGCGGGAAATCCTGTCCTGCTCACGATCACCGGCATCGCAAATGGCGTCATCTCGATACCTGCCAGTTTTCAACGATAGTCGAAGCCGATGTCCCCCGCATTATGTGCCCGGAACATGGTTGCCTGACGCTGCCAGTTCCGTGGGCGGGACCCGGCAGCCGGTATACGTTGTTGTTCGAATCCTTCGTGCTCTCATGGCTGAAAATCAGTACCGTTGATGCTGTCAGGAAACAACTGAAACTCAGCTGGAATGCCGTCGATAACATCATGCAGCGTGCGGTAAAGCGAGGACTGGCGCGCCGACGGTTGCCCCAGTCTGCGCGTCACCTCTGTGTGGATGAGGTGAGCTTCAAAAAGGGTTATCAGTATGTCACCGTTATCTCGGATACGCAGGGACAAGCGCTTGAGCTAAGGGATGATCGTGGTGTTGAGAGTCTTGCCGGTTATCTCCGAAACCTGGGTGACCGCCAGCTCGAATCCATCAAAACCTTGTCGATGGATATGAACCCGGCCTATATCAGCGCGGCCCGGATCCACTTACCCAACGCAGTAGAAAAAATCGCCTTCGATCACTTCCATGTAGCCAAAATGCTCTGTGCCGTGGTGGATAAAACACGGCAGTCAGAGATGAAAACGATCCCGTTGCAGGCCCGAAAACGTGCACATCGCTCCCGCTATCTGTGGCTGTACGGCCGTCATAAGCGTCATGGTCGAATAGCAGAAAGACTGGAGGCAGCGCAGATGGTCCTGCCTGATACCAGCCGTTGCTGGGCAATGAAAGAGCTGGCGCGGGAACTCTGGAACCGTCGGTATGACGAGCACAGCAGACGCCTGTGGCAGGAATGGATAGCGATGGCAAAAGATGTTGGCGTCCCGCTGCTGAGTAGTGCCGCCAGAACGTTACGTAAACGGCTGTACGGTATCCTGAATGCGATGAAGCATCGGGTATCAAACGGCAATGCAGAATCGCTGAACAGCAAGATCAGACTGCTGCGGATCAAGTCGAGGGGATACCGGAACAAGGAGCGGTTCAAAGTAGCTGTGATGTTCCATTACGGCAGGTTAAACATGGACTTCTGAGTCTCCCACCATGATCGGGGAAGACCCATATACAAACAGTGTTTATCGAGGGCAGATCATGCTTAGGCAGTCAGATATCAGAAGCGCGTTTGTAAATTCGATAACGCAAAACCCAAAAGGTTATCTTTGCCTGCGAACCGGAGACTTTGTCAGAGAGTTGCAGAGTAAGGGGATACATTTTTCGGGCAATGAGGCGAACCAGTGGATTGAACGTAACCAGACATATTTTGTTGATAAAACGACAAATGATAGTGAAAACCGTCTCTGGATACTTCGCAACATGGGGAGAGTGCTGTAATGGGCTTTGTTTCTCCGGCCAACGATTTTGCAGAGTCAACCCTGACAATCAACAGGATATGCAACGTTGGCGCTAATACGCGAGTAGTCGAAACCAGCGCCGGTTATGCGGTCATTGACGTGTCCCGGCGGCCGCAGCAGGGAGATACGGTACTGGTTCGATATGACGGGCGTGCTGAGTTTGCAAAGCTCATGGGAAGGGCGTTTATCACCCGGGACGGAGAAGCGATACAAGGTGATGCGTTAGATAATGCCACAGTTGCTGGCGTTGTAACACACACAATCATTGATCTGATGCGTGATGATGCGGTGGTTTAACGGACTGCAGGTTAATGGGGCATGGATGGGGCATAAAATGTCCACGCTTACACGCTGCATATGCATGGTACGTAAATTATAAAACCTCAATGCACTGAAAAATCCACGGTTAAATCGGGCTATTGCATGGTTAGATAAAATAGCCCGTTAATTTATGGACTTTCAACTCTATTCTTTAGGGGCTGCGCTGGTTTTTCATGAAATCTTTTTTCCTGAGCAATCAGCCGCAATGGCGCTTATTCTGGCGATGGGGACCTATGGCGCGGGATATATTGCGCGAATAGTCGGTGCTTTTATCTTTGGCCGGATGGGTGACAAAATCGGACGTAAACGCGTTCTCTTTATCACTATTACGATGATGGGCATTTGTACCACCCTGATTGGGGTGTTGCCTACCTATGCGCAGGTTGGCATTTTTGCGCCAGTGTTACTGGTGACTTTACGTATTGTCCAGGGGCTGGGCGCCGGGGCTGAAATCTCCGGAGCAGGTACCATGCTGGCCGAATATGCGCCGAAGGGGAAACGCGGCATCATTTCGTCGCTGGTCGCAATGGGGACCAACTGCGGCACGCTGAGCGCAACAGCTATCTGGGCGATAATGTTTTTCCTGCTTGACCGGGAGGAGCTGGTGGCATGGGGATGGCGAATCCCGTTCCTTGCCAGCGCCGTGGTGATGATATTCGCTATCTGGCTGCGGCTGAACCTTAAAGAAAGTCCGGTATTTGAACAGGTCAACGAGGGAAGCGAACTGCAAACCGGCGCGGCGGATCGGGAGACTACTTTTGGCGCGATGCTGAAAAGTAAATCCTTCTGGCTGGCAACCGGGTTACGTTTCGGGCAGGCGGGTAATTCAGGTTTATTGCAGACGTTCCTGGCCGGCTATTTGGTACAGACCTTATTATTTGATAAAGCTATTCCAACCGATGCTTTAATGATTAGTTCCGGCATCGGTTTTATCACCATCCCTCTCCTCGGGTGGTTATCCGATAAAATCGGTCGCCGTGTCCCTTATATTATCGTGAATATCACCGCCATTATACTGGCCTATCCGATGGTCTCGATCATTGTTGATAAGAGCTACAGCGTCGGCGCAATTATGGCGTCGTTGATTGTCATCCATAATATTGCTGTGCTGGGTCTGTTTGCGCTTGAAAATATCACCATGGCGGAAATTTTCGGTTCGCGTAACCGCTTTACGCGAATGGCGATTTCAAAAGAAACCGGTGGTTTAGTTGCCGTAGGCTTTGGTCCGGTACTGGCCGGTATTTTCTGTAATATGACGGACTCATGGTGGCCGATCGTTGCCATGCTTATCTGCTACTCGTCTATTGGCTTGCTCTCCGCTCTCCTTATGCCAGAAGTGCGGGACCGCGATCTCAGCTTGCTGGACGATGCGGCAGACGCCGTTCCTCAACATCGCGAGGTGAGAAGCGGTCAGTTAACCTGA